GCGTGCATACGAGTTTGATCTCCCTGGAACGGGCCCCTGGAATGTACGCGTCTCCCGCCTAACCGCAGACAACACATCTCCCTACATCCAGAACAACATTTTTTGGCAAAGCTACGCCGAAATTATTGACGAGAAGTTTGCCTATCCAAATACCGCCCTTGTCGCCGTCAAGGTAGATGCGCGTCAATTTAATGCAATCCCCGACGTATCAGTCAAGCTACGCGGCAAGCGTGTCCAAGTACCTACTAATTACAACGCCGAAACCCGTACATATACAGGTATCTGGGATGGTACGTTCCAGACGGCATGGACCGATAACCCCGCTTGGATCTTTCGTGACATTGTTCTAAACGAGCGTTTTGGCGTCAAGCGGTACGTCAGTTCGATTGCAATCGATCCTTGGTACCTCTATACCGTCAGCCAGTATTGCGACGAATTAGTACCTAACGGATCAGGTGGATACGAACCACGCTTCACCTGCAATCTGTTTTTGCAGAACCCAGGCGGTGTGTATGAAGTGCTCAATGCACTTGCTTCATGCTTCCGTGGTCTGATTTATTACAGCGAAGGCCAGCTGTATTTAACGCAGGACCGTTCACAGCTCCCTGTTCAGCAATTCAGTGAAGCCAACGTCATCCAAGATGTTGCTGAAAACGGTGAAGTCTCCTCGCCCTGCTTTACGTACACCGGCACAGCGCGTGCTGCACGAAAAAGCGTCGTCTTAGCTAACTGGGACGACCCAAATCAGGTTTACTCCAGCGTCACCGAATACCTGCAGGATGACCAACTGCTGGAGCGTTTTGGATACAACCCCATCGATCTTCGCCTAATCGGGGTTACTTCAAGAGGCCAAGCGCTGAGGGCTGCCAAACACACGCTGTTCAGTAACCGTTACGAAACCGAGCGCGTCAGTTTCCGCATCGGCGCCGAGGGTCTTGCTGCTGGTGTCGGTGAAGTAATTCAAATTGCCGATCCACTTAAGCAAGGTCAACGCCTTGGTGGTCGCATTACAGCTATTAACGGCAACGTCGTAACGCTCGATGCAGTTCTTAACCTTGACCCGAATATTGCTTACACACTGACGTTCGTTATCCCCGATGGCGAGACAACAACTAACCCGGACGGCTCAACTACTACAAGACCCAAGTTACAGGTAACCAACCTAGTAAGTTTTGCTGGGTCTGGATCGCAAATTACAGAACAAAACTTAGTGTCTCAGGACGTCGATCCTCTAATGACGCAATCCTTAGATTTCATCATGGCTAGGGTCGTCTCGGCGGATGACACTAACACTCAAATTGAAGTTAGCTCTGTTATTGATTCTCAGGTTGGGTCTCTGTGGGTACTGGAATGGAGCGCTATGCAGGCCGCGCTGTACAAAATCATCTCTGTCGCTGAAGTCGAACCCCTTGTTTACCAGGTCGAAGCCGTTCAATACAACGACAGCAAATTTGAGTATGTAGACAATAGCTTGCCCGTCGCTGTACCAAAAGATCGCTTTACTATCTCTAAGGCAACCGTACCAACAGAAGTTGTAGCTGAACTTGAATTTTCAAACGGTCAAACATCTATTCGCGCAAACTGGAAGGCACCCCAGAAAAACAACGCCATTGATCTGTTAATTCGCGCCTACAGATATCAATGGCGAAAGAACGGCGATACTGAATGGTCCGAGGTGGTAAGCACCAGTACGACTAACGTGCAAATTCCGCTTGCACTACATGTTTTTGGTAACACCTATCAAGTACGAGTGGCATCGGTAAACCGTTTAGGCAGCCAGTCTGAATGGGTTGTGTATGACGTAGATCCTTTTGAAGCAATCCCAGATTTAAGCGATGCCGCATACGGAGCAACCGTAAGACACGCAAACCAGCCAGACGGCACACAATTATTGATCGTTGACGCTGGAACGTGCCCAATCCCTGAGCGTGTACGGGGTTACAAGTGCTGGGCAAAGCCGCGCAATCTTACGTCAGGTCAAGTCCCAGGCGTAAAAGAACCTAACGCCGAAGGCTGGTACTTCTTGGCTGATATTCCGCTAACGGGTTATTACACGGTTGCATTCCACGCTCCGGACACTTACGACGTTCGCGTCAACTTTACTAGCGCGATTTTTGGTGAAGACCCCGATGACTACATCACGACTTTCGTGGAGCGTGATGAAATCGTCCCGCCAACACCGTCTAACTTCAGTGTTGTAGAAAACCAGAACAGCAGCGGTAAGCGTTTCAGCTGGCAACTCCCCTTGAGTGAATATGGCGCATGGGATCAAAGCCTTGTCGCCGACATTATCGGCTATGAGGTGCGTTTTAAGCGTGGAACGCTTGTCAATAGCAGCCCATCCGAAACGTGGGAAGCCGGAATCGAACTTCAATCCGGCGGCTTACCGGCTCAGCAGCAGTGGTTTGAGACGAGCCTGTTCGACGTAGATTCTTGGGTCGTAATGGTCAAAGCCGTCGATGCAACGCAGTGGCGTTCTGATGCGCCTGCCTACGTACTTGTAAATATCGGGGCACCGCCAATCAGCAATGCTGTGCAGACGGTAAACGCCAAAACACAAGGCGCAGGCAACTGGCCCGGAGATTATGACAACTGTTCAGTATCGGGCGGAAACCTAGTTCAAACCGATCCAACTAAGGACAGTATTTTTACTTGGAACTTTGACAACAACAATCTTGAAAGCGCTTTGTTGCTAAGCACAACTGCAACCGCAACTTACCAGCACAAGTTGGTTGCCCTAACAGGCGAGGCTATTGAGATAACCAAAGAGGATGACTTCAACCTACTGCAGGAAAATGACGACAAGATCTTCTCAGAGCAGCGTTATTATGACCCTACAGAACTGGCTGAGGGCGGGATCGTCCACCCCTACGCCCCGTATGAAAAGCTTCTCGGTGACGTGTACCGGGTAGAGACATTGTTCAAAAGCCCGGACGGTGGAACGACCGCTGGCAACATTTCAGCGCTTACGGCGCAACTTGACTATCCAGACGTGATTGAAAAGCAGAACGATGTGACCATATCCAGTGCAGGGACTGCTGTGGCGCTTACAAAAACTTTCCGCAGCGTAGAAAGTGTCCAGATCACCGCGCTTCAAACGGGTGGATCGTCAGCGGTCACGGCAGTGGTTACAGCCAAATCGACCAGTTCGGTTACGATTAAGTGTCTGAACGCTTCCGGTACAGCTGTTTCCGGTCTTGTTGACATCACCGTTATTGGATACTAATGGCTGACGCACGCATTTCCCAACTGCCAGCCGCCACAACGCTGGCCAGCGCGGACATCGTTCCGTTTACAAGTATTAGCGCGAGCGAGACCCGAAAAATTACGGCAAACAACTTAGGTCTGGTGCTCACGCAACTTGGCCTGACCGTTGGAACGAGCGCTCCCGTAACTCCCTATAACGGACAGCTATGGGTAGATACAAGTACAAACCCACCTATTCTCAAAATCTGGAACGGTGCGACATTTTCTGTTGTTAGTTTCCAACCCGGATCGTCCGTAATCACAAGTCCCAGTGCTACGGCACCTTCAAATCCGGTACTGGGTCAGCTTTGGCAAGACACAAGCCAAACGCCCGATGAGTTGAAGATGTATGACGGCAGCAATTGGGTGCGTGTCGATCCAGACGGAATCACACAGGCTGCAGCCGATCTGCGTTACCTGCAAATCACAGCAGCGGCATCAACGTACCTTGCACTTTCCGGTGGCACGCTGACCGGAGACTTGACGCTAACTGGTGCGCCGACCACCAACAACATGGCGGCCACCAAGAAGTACGTTGATGATGAAATTGCTGCAATTCCATCTAGCGATAGTGTCCCCACTGGAACGGTTATTTGGACAGCACGCAGCAGTGCTCCAACGGGTTACCTGAAGGCAAACGGCGCAGCGGTCAGTCGTACCACGTATGCAACGCTATTTTCCGCTATTGGAACGCAGTTTGGTGCTGGTGACGGCTCAACCACGTTTAACTTGCCCGATCTTCGTGGTGAGTTCGTTCGTGGTTTTGATGATGGGCGCGGCATCGACGCAGGGCGCACATTAGGTAGCACACAGGCAGATCAAAACAAGCAGCACAACCATACCGGATCAACCGATAGCGAAACACTACAAGGAGAACTGCGGAATATCGCAGAAACTTGGAACGATCATGGTACAGCGACTGGTGTATTCAGCAAGGTCACAGGTTTCAGGGCTGGCGATACCCCCGACAGTGTTGACTCAAGCGATGCGGGTGGAATTGACTTTGATGCCACGCACAGCCACACCATTTCCAACGACGGTGGAACGGAATCACGTCCCAGGAACGTGGCACTTTTGGGATGCATCAAGACTTGAGCATCACAGTAAAATTGAAGTATTGAAGGGATTCCCATGGCCAACGTCAAGATTACGGATCTGGTCGCTTACACCGATCCAGTCAGCACTGATGTGCTGGCAGTCGTTGACGTTGGCGCTGACATCACAAAGAAGGTCAGTATTGCGGACCTGCTGGAGAATGCGGGCAGTGGTACGGCAGCTGCACCGGGCATTGCATTTGACGGGGATAGCAATACAGGTATTTATCGCCCTGGAGCGAACCAACTAGCCATCTCGACTAATGGCACTGGGCGGTTGTTTGTTGATGCGAATGGAAATGTTGGTCTTGGCACCGCAACTCAAACAGCCAAGCTTGAACTTTCCGCCAATAATAATGGAGTCACGCAAAATAACACTTTACGGTTTATTGATACCGACGGCTCGTTTTCTGCTGGACAATCGCCAGGGCGGATTGAGTTTGTAACTTCAGATGCCGACAATCCTGGAGTCACTGCTTATATCGACACATATGGCTACACTAATGCAGCTTCAGATATTGTCTTTGGTACTGGAATCGGTGGTTCAGCAACAGAACGGCTGCGTATCACCTACAACGGGAAATTAGGCTTGGGGACTAGTGCGCCTGGCTATCCTCTAACCGTTTTAGCTAATGGAGGTGCAAACACAAATAACATTATTGCTCACCTTTACAACTACAACGCTTACTCGGCTCGCGGTCTCTTTATTTACAACGGTCGGCATGTCGCTTCTGGTAGGGATAACGCCCAAGTCACGTTTGACGTGCAAAGTGGTGCGAGCAATGGAACAATGCTGTTCCAAACTGATGGAAATACTGCTTTAACTATTGATGGATCACAGCGCGTAGGGATTGGCGCGGCGAGTCCTAGCGCTATTTTGCATACAGTTGCTTCAGCAAGTTTTGATCCTACGAATGTTTCTGATTTTACTGGCGTAGGTTTGTTTCTTCAAAGCCCCAGCGGAATTTCTGGAAATGGAAATTTTGGTTCAGCACTTGCATGGAGTAGGCCTGAAGATAACTCACGATTCAAGACCGCAATAGCTCCTGTTCAAGAAGGTAGTGATGTGGATCGGCAAGGCTTAGCATTTTTTACTGCTGACGATGCTTCTGCACTTGTTGCACCGGAAGAGAGATTAAGAATTAGCAATACAGGCAACGTAGGGGTCGGCACTACGACACCAGACTTGCCGTTAACAATCAAAAGCCTTAATGCGGGAGGTACAGGTGCCTCTATTCGACTTGTAAATCCGTCCACAACTACGGGCTCGACTACTTCCCTTATTTTTACCAATACGACATCTGAAACAGCAAACTCTGCTCGTATTGACGCCGTAAGAGATGCGACTGGCCAAAACATTGTATTTTCGCAGAATGACAACGAACGCGTCCGTATCGACAGCTCGGGTCGCTTAGGTCTGGGGACTAGTAGCCCGCAAGTATTACTACACGGAGCTACTTCTGTAAGCGCGACGACTGAATACGCGGGTGTTGGGTTCCTAGAAAACTCCTTAAATAACTATGACAGTGGTGCAACAACTGCTTATCCCGTTCTGAAGTTAGCCAGGGCTGGAAAGTCTGGAGTCACCTTTAGGTCAAGTGCTCAGTTTGGAATCGCACGGTATCAAGATGCTGGCACCGCTGCAAGAACTCGCCTTGACATTGCACTTGGACATGGCGATCAGGCATATCCAGATACAACTGTTATGTCTCTGCTTAGCTCAGGCAATGTAGGGATTGGCACTACGAGTCCTGTTGTACCTTTTCATGTTCTTACCAGTACAACCAATACTCCTGGGCTTTTTGAGCATAGTGGCAGTGTTGATAGTTATCTTTACATAAAAAACAGTGCAGGTGGAGCTTATATTGCATCAAGAACAAACGATCTTTCATTCCATACCTCAGCAGGTGCTACAGAACGCGCCCGCATCGACAGCTCTGGCCGCCTGGGTCTGGGGACTAGTAACCCTCAAAATCTATTCAGTTTGGGTCTGCCTACAGCCACAACCTCGCGTATTCTTGGACAGTACGGAAACAACGAATCACCAACGCTTGAAGTTGGCGTAGGTCAGTCATCCACCTTCCGTGGTGGTATGCGTATTGCTGTTAGTGATACGGGAGCGGGTTCCGTTGGCGATTCTGTTGTTAGCTTCCATACAACTAAAGATGGTGGTGGAACTGTTCAAAGGCTAACTATTGATCAGGACGGGAAAGTAGGGGTCGGCACTACGAGTCCTGAGACTAAACTAGCCGTTCAATCTGGAAGTTTAACCGATGGAAGTATTTTAGTTGGTGCTGATTATAATGGCTCTGGGATGAGCCAGAATGCTGATAAATCAGGGTCTATTTCATTCCCTATGTATGCTAGTGATACATACCCTAAAGGTTTTAGGGGAGTGATGGCCTATGCAAGTTCAGCAGTTAATTTTCTGCAAATTGGTGGTGGTACTAATTCAGCAAGATCTGCAACAAGTGTACTTTTTTATACCGCACCAAGCGTTAGTGCTAATGGTACAGAACGCGTCCGCATCGACAGCTCGGGTCGCTTGGGTCTGGGGACCAGTAGCCCTAGCGGTTTACTGCACGTTCAAGGCGTAAGTGGTACTTACCCAACTTCAATAATCAATCACTCCGCTATTGATGTCGAAGGCGAATTCCTAAGGGTTGGACGTACCGATAGTGTTGCTAGATACCATTCCATTTACGGTAAGCACTCTGCAACAAGCTCCAGCAATTACCTGCAATTTCGCGTTCACGACGGAAGCGCAAGCAGCCCGTTCACGAGTCAGACAACGGCAATGACCCTCACTGGTCAAGGCCGCGTCGGCGTGGGCACGGCGAGTCCTGTAGCCAAAGTCCAAATAAGCGTAGACAACAGCCCTACGACAAATCAAGCCGACACTCTTGCCGTGCGGGGTACCTCAGGAAGTTGGGCGGCTCACATAGGAGCGACATCAGAAGGTGGCGCCTTAATCGCAAGGGGAAATGTATCTACAAAAGGTCAAATAGTATTTGGCAATACAGATGGTAGCTACGCGAATTATAGCGAGACAGCCCGCATCGACACCTCGGGCAGGCTGTTGGTGGGGACTTCTAGTAATACCGATGATTATAAATTTCAGATTGATTCTGCTTCTTACAAAGTAGCTCAGTTTACACGATATGGATCAGATGGGGCAGAGTTAGCTCTTGGTTCTTCTCGTGGAACTCAAGGCAGCAAAACAGCGTTAAACAATAACGACTATGGTGGACTTCTTACCTTCAAAGGTTACGGCGGTGGCAATTTTCAAACACTTGCCTGGATAGGTGGTGTTTGCGATGGTCAATCTCCTGCCTCAGGCGATAGTCCAGGACGCCTAGTGTTCTCCACTACGAGCAATTCGGCAAGTTCGCCAACCGAACGCCTGCGTATTACATCCGACGCTTACGTCCGCCTCGCCTCTGGCACTGGTGGCATCCAGTTCAACGGTGACACCGCAGCGGCTAATGCGCTGGATGATTATGAGGAGGGGACGTGGACTCCGACCCTTAGAGAAAATGGAAATAGTGCAATATGGAATACATTAACGACTCAAGAAGGAGCCTATATTAAAATAGGCAAACAAGTAACTGTTTTCTTTCGTATTGTTTACAGCGGTCTTCCTTCAAATGTAAATTTAAGTTATTACAGTTATCTAGCAGGATTACCATTTAGCGGGGCAAGTAATGCCACAAATTCCCAAGCTATAAATATTGCTTTTTTAAAAAGTGGTGCAGATGATACTCAATATCATCTTACTTGGTCAAATCAAGGTACAACATTAAATGTTTTTAAAAGTCAAGATACAAATTCTCCAGGACCAATGACAGGTAGTGAATATCCTTCTGTCCAAACAACAATTAGAGGACACTTCGTTTACAAAACCGTGTAACTTCGACATTAATCAATAATTAGCCCGCAACGGCTCAAAACTACGAACCCTGTAAACCCGTTACGTCTGGAGGACGTTCCTAATCATGGCTCTTTCAAAAGAAACCGTTGTTGACAAAATCGAAGTACTGGAAAGCAACGCCATACAAGTGCGTTCTGCTGTCCGAGTACTGGAAGATGGCGAAGTGCTGTCTTCTTCTTATCACCGCCATGTGCTGCAGCCTGGTGATGATCTGACTAATGAAGACCCGAAGGTGGTGGCGATTGCTAATGCTGCTTGGGCTGAGTGATAACGAGCTAGGCGCACAAGACCTACTCACTGCTCTCCCTGGCGCGTAAACCGCCCCGTGTCACAACGGGGTTTTTCTAATACACTGCTAACAAGGCATTTTTTCTCATGGCTGACTCCAACCAAACACCTGGCATCGACTTTCCTTTCACCGTATGGAAGGTCGCCAACATGGAGCGTGAACTAAGCGACGGCGTGGTGTTCACTGTGCATTACACCGTCACCCGCTTCAAAGATGGCGAACAGGCTGGAGCGTATGGCAGCCTTGGTTTCGAAGCACCTGAGCCTGACAACCTGATCCCTTACGCCGACCTCACCGAAGAGATTGTGGTGGGCTGGGTGACTTCACAACTTGGCGAAGAAAAAGTGGCCGAAATTGATGCGGCACTTGATGCGCAGATTGACGAAAAGCTGGCGCCAACCAAAGCTAGTGGGATGCCATGGCAGTAAAGTCTCGCACGGGCCTGGCACGTACTGACCACAAGCAAGGCAAACCAAAGCGCACGCGCCAAGGTCATGGGCAGCACAGCCGACCACGGGGAAGCCGCAAACTTCCTCGTGGCCAAGGCCGATAAAATGTTTCTAGCTGTAAAGGCTAGATGGAAAGAATCAATATTGAACTGATAAGCGGCATCCTTGCGCTTGCTGTTCAGGCGGGCATTGCTGTCTGGTGGGCATCCGGCATCCACTCCAAGATTTATCACTTGGAGCATGAAATCACCAAGATGCATATGAACGTCGATCAGAATACTGAGTTTCGTATCAAATGGCCTCGTGGCGAGATGGGCGCATTGCCTGATGACGTGAAGCAAGACAGCGCAATTCATGTATTGCAAGCTGAGGTGGAACGTTTAAGGCAATCGCAACCTTGCCGATAGAATCGAAATGAAGGAGGCCCACCATGATTGAGTTAGTTGCTGCAGTTGTGGGTGCCTCCATTGGTGTAGTTGGTTTATCGGCAACAGGTTTTAGCAAACGAAACAACGAATCACGCGAAGCCGTGATCAGACTGACAATGGCAGTAGAGAGTATTGCTGGCAAGCTTGAAGAGCTGCACCAGGATATGAAGGAAGATCGACGTGAGATGTATTCAAAGCTGAACAACCATGACGTAAGACTTACTGCACTTGAAGGCAAAGTCAGCCAATAGCATTAGGATTAAATCAAAGCACTTTAATCATGCACCTTGAACAAATTCTGGCTCACCCTGCTTTTTGGGTTGTCGTGGCAGCGGCATCTGAGCTTATCGGCATGAGTAAGCTAAAGGACAATTCAGTGATTCAGCTTGTGTTCACTGCGTTGCGAGCATTGAAGGCAAAAAAGAGCTGATTCCTTCGGATGGTCGTTGGATCGTAAGATTCAGCACCCGATCTCCCTGGTCTGCCGTGGAACGTGCCATCGCAAAGCGCAAATTCCACGCAACCTTGAAGCACCGTCTGGACACCGCCGTCCAAATCTGGCACGCGACCCAGCCCGACGAAACCCCGCTACCTGTCTACAAAAAGGACGGGTGGAAGATGAGCATCCATTCCCCCTGGAGCGATGACGCAACAACCGATCCGCCTGAGTGATCTGTTCCGCTACTACCAAGCGTTACCGCACCAGAATGCTGCCCTAATCGAACTAGAGCAGCTCATCGTAAAGTCCAACCCAACCGCCTTCAACCGCGACCAGCCCTGGTACGCAACGTGGAAGTCTGCGGTCGATCCAAAGGGCGAGAACAGCTGGAACGGTATCAAGGCTGTGGCTCAAAAAGCCGGAGCCCGATACCCGGAATGCGTTGCAGCGCAGTGGGCGCTCGAATCTAGTTGGGGCCGCCACACCTCCGGCAAGAACAACTTCTTCGGCCTAAAGGGCGATGGAACGCAAACCTCAACTTCCGAATATATCGACGGCACCTGGATCCAAATTACAGATAGCTTTATCGACTTCCCAAGCATCACCGCTTGCGTCCAATACCTGATCAAGCACTGGTACAAAAACTATAAAACCTACTGGGGCGTGAACAACGCACCCAACCGCGAAGAATGCGCCCGCGCCCTGGTACGCGAAGGTTATGCAACTGATCCAGAGTACAGCGAAAAACTTATCCGCCTAATGAACGAGAACGAGACTACTGGAGCGAGCGAAAAGACCCTGGACGTTCCATACGAGTATCAGCTGGACAACGCATCCGGCACGGGCTATCGAGAATGCTTCTCAAGTAGCTGCGCGATGATCGCCAAGTTTTACGGCCAAGTCAGCAGCGACGATGCTTACAACACCATCCGCAGCGAATTTGGCGACACAACATCCGTTGGAGCGCAGCTCGATGCCCTTACAGAGTGCGGCTTAAGGCCCCGATTTATCACCAATGGAACGGCTGAGATCCTCCAAAGGGAGATTGACGCAGGCCGCCCCGTTGCAGTGGGTTGGTTACACAACGGACCAATCGGTGACCCAAAAGGCGGGGGCCACTGGAGCTGCTGTGTGGGTTACACACCGGAAGCATTTATTTTCCACGATCCAAACGGTAAAGCCGACATGTTGAAGGGCGGCTATGAATCAAACACCCAAGAAAGCGGCAAGTTTGTGTACTACAGTCGTAGCAATTGGCTACGCCGCTGGGAGTGCGACGGCCCTGGAACGGGGTGGGCAATCCTAGTTGATCCCAAATAAAAAGTAAAGGTAAAAGGAGATACAGTTTTAGTAGCCGCAAGTCAAACCTTTTGGTATTGCTTGACGCGAGGTGGTAGTGGACCACCAAATCGACGAGACCATGCTCGTCACACGGAAGGCCGCAAAGGTGCGCTTCCGTGAAAAAGTTCTGACCGCTTGGAACTATTGTTGCGCCTACTGCGCCGAGCCCCTAGGCAAGAACGCAACACTCGATCACGTCCACCCCAAAGTAAAAGGTGGTGCGACCCACGAATCCAACATCGTGGCCTGCTGCTTGAACTGCAACTCACACAAATCCGCCCACCCCTGGCGCGAGTGGTTCCGAGGCCGCGAATACTGGAGCGAAGCTAGAGAAACCGCAATCGAGAACTGGATCGACAGTAACGTAACAAGGTAAGACTCATGAGTCTCATGGATAGACACACTTTTTTGAACTGGCAGAAAGTAAAAGAAGCCCTAGAAAAAGCGGGCAAAACCGACTCGATGTTTTACAAACGAGCCCTAGCAATCCTCAGCGGGAAACCAGATCCGTTCAATTGATTGAGCCCGACGACGGCTTGTGCAATCCACGCACATACCACCACCGGGCGTACAAACCCTATAAATACCGTTACCTAAACGTTCAATCCGGCCCCTGGTACGTTCCATCGCTGGCAGAACTGCGGTATATCCGTTCTAGTTGATCCGCCATGGGGTTGGATCCTGCTATGGGGACTTCATCAAAAGGCGAGTTAGCGATAAATAACAGTGGCCCGTCCATCTGCTTGACGGCAATCATGCCGACATTGGAGCTGCGAACAAGAATCCACAGCGCCCGACGCTCCAGCCAATTAAGGAAAGGGACTTTGCTCATGACTGCTCCAACTCAAAGGCTGCGTTTGCTATTTCTGGGAAGCAGTGGGAGAAGACCTTTTGGCACTGCTCTGCAATAACTCGGTGCTCAAGCTGGGTGTCTTTGAGAGTCCGTAATTGGATGTAGTGCATCCAGCTACGAACCGTTCCCTGCATGTACATTGTCGTCGGAGTACAGAGCGGGAGAACTCGCCGCGCAGTTTCCTTTGCAACGCCGCGCTCCAGCAATGACTCATAGAGCATGAAAGCATCCTTGATTACCCTCCCCGCTGCAATCTGCAAATCCTGCTGGTGCGTGGGGTGGATGTCATCAAAGCTATTCTGACGATTCTTTGTATCTTGCCTCCGAAAAGTCGGCATCTCTGCAGGTTGCGTCTTGCTGTAACGCGTTGAAAACTCCTGGAACGAGAATGAGCGGTGCCTAAGAATCTGGGCCGCAATGTCACGTTCTGTTTCAATCTTCACGCACATGTTCACCATCTCAAACGGCGACCAGTGGTTGTGCTTCATCAAATAACCGAGAAGTTTAGGGCCCGTTTCCCAGTTATCTTCGTTAGCCGGATTGCTCACACGAGCCATCTTGACAACGAGTTTTTCGGCATCGGGCGTTGCCCACACCAACTCAACCTTGCTCACAAACGGACCTCCTTGACACAAACACTTTTCTGGAACTGGCGCTCAAAAACCAGCTGATACACCTGGAGCGCTTTTTCGGGATGCTGGATCGTGTACCAACGATGGTCACAATCCCTGCAGACCCGGCGCCTTACTACATCTTGGGACGTAGACACCGGATATGTAGAGACAACTCCTGTTTCGTTGGAGCTGCACTTGGGGCATGGAACGGGAGGTTTCTTAGCCATCAGCGGGACATCAGTGGGTTCTGGTTAGCCATAACGCGCATCTTGTTAAGTGCCCTCTGACACCTCTGCCTGGTGCGCTCCCTGCATATACCCAGTTCCTTAGAGACCTTCATATATGTCTCAGGCTCTTTGCCATCGAGACCAAAGACCTTGATGACGATCTTGCGGTCAGTTTCATCCAACCGCTCCAGCATGTCGAACACCTCATCAGCGGAGAGAAGCATGTCGAGCTTGTCCATCGGGTGCTCACCATCAGTGATGCCATCCATCAGGGTGACATCCCCATCGGTGCCATTGATAACCCGATCCAGGCTCATGGCATCCTCCGACCGTTCCAGGTAATCCCTCAACCGATCAGGATTTGTCTTGCAGTGTTCCGCAGACTCCTCAAGCGTCGGATACCTACCGTGCGCCGCATAGAACTTAGGCTTCCACGCCCGCAACTTGGACATCATCTCCACTGCATGGGACGGAAGACGGATCATCCGGTCATTGCAGCTGAGGTAACGGGTAATTGACTGCCGAATCCACCAGTACACGTAGGTAGACAACGCATACCCACGCTCTGGGTCGAACTTTTTTATGCCGTGAGCAAGACCCATGTTGCCCTCCTGCACGATGTCGAACATTTCAGTCCGGCGTGCATGGGGCGTATATCGCTTGGCAATAGATACCACCAAACGAAGGTTGCAGTTGATGAGCTTGTGATAAGCCCGCTGCCCAACCTTTGCCTGCTTTGGGGTGGGGTTTTCAGTGTTGACCCACTCCCTGACTTGACGTGCCAGCAGAATTTCCTGCTGTTTACTTAGGAGCGGGTACCTAAGAATGTCCTTGATGTATTGACTAAATCCGTCCAACTCAGTGCTCCACCTCGATGACGTTGGGTGTTGCATCAAACGTGTGACGTAGCGCGCGTGCTACCGCTGACGCTTGCTCAATGGTCACGTAAGAACAGGCGTCCTCACGCTTATCGGTGATGCGAATACCGCTGCCTGTCTGCTCATAAGAAGCAGCAAGATACAGCGGATCGACTTCTGGGCGTGTGATGGAAAGTGCGTACCGTGGCATGGGTGTTTGTTGACCACGGCGCTAAATTATCACCCATTAACTCAGGTGTCAGCAGCCTCTCCCGAGTCTTCCGTTTGTTTTCGGGATTTCAACCGACCCTCAACACGTCTTCTTACAGAAGCCTGCCAAGCAGCCTCATCTTTGGTGGCCGCTGCTGTATAGACATCCGCTGGAACGTTGAGCTCCAGCATCTTGTACACGGCATCCCGAATCCAAGCGGTGGGCCGCATACCCTTATTTTCCGCCACCTCTTTCAGCAGCTCTGCACGGTTGGGATCCAAAAGAATCTGGAGGTATGTCTTATTCCCGTGGCGAATCGCCATGTAGCACACAAGAACTTTGTACTATTCTAGCGATGTGCTACCAGTTAATTGAGTCGTCTACATGCTTACGCCAACCGCTCTTTTGATCGTGCCGCGATTTTGCACGCTGCTCGCTACAACCACGCCTGACCTCCCTGGCACGCTCCAGGAAGTTAGCCGCCCGCTGCAAATCGGCAGTTGTGGCACGGGCGATCTCGTAATTGAGGTATCGCATGATGATCTGCCTGCCTGTTTTCGGCTGCATAGGCAGCATCCATCACCTCTCCAAGACTATTGTAATAGCCTGTTTTTGCTGGAACGTGATACGCCCACCCGGCATTGGTGCGATAAACACTGACCATCAGACCACATGCCTCCAGGAGCGATACTTGACAACGTTTTCCACAGCGACGCGGGATAAACCGTAGGTATCAATGAGGGCTGTGACGCTCGCACCTAGGGCATACCTTTCACGGATTTCGCGGACCAAATCCTCAGTGAGTTTGGCCCTACCGTTATCCGCTCCGGTGTAGCTGCGATGCTCGTTCTTAGCCATCAATGAATTTCAGACCACCGTTTACCCACTGAAGGTTCAGCAAGCGGAGGGATTTCACCCAGCCACTTGGCCTCAGCGGATTCCATTATCCGTTTTAGCTCTGCTGCCCAATGCTGGGCCTTGTCCTCTTTAACCAGCAGCAAAATTTCATCATGCACGCAAGCTGCGATCCTGACTTCTAGCTCCCCCGCAGCTTCAATAACGGGCCACAAGTTGCCCAGCGCACACTTAAGGATTGCCGCACCAGCGCCTTGGATCGGAGTGTTGCACCGCACAGTCAACCGGTTCATATCCCCAGGCAGGAACCGCCGCATCCGCGAGCCAGGGATACGAATCTCCGCAAACCGATCCCCCTCAGTCTTCCGAGCATTGTCCGCATTTTCCCGCTGCCATGCCCGGATCCCCTGGTACGTATCCAACCACTGCTCCCTAATCTGAGCAGCCTCCTCAAGAGTCATGGTGATGCCAGACGCACCAG